ACCTGATGGATTATCTAAAACGTATGTAAAAAGAGTTCCAGGAGGGTGGATATTTTATAACTACAGTGAAACTCAGGCTACTTTCGTGCCATTTAATAACGAGTTTCAAAATGCTCGCTAATGAATGAAGCTAAAGAACGTAATTTTTAACGATAAATTTAAGACAATGATACAATTAACAGAAGACCAATTTAAAGAACATATTGAAGCAGCACACAGAGCTGGACAACATAACCAAGGACATTGTGACCCGAGCACTTATGAAGCTATGGTTTATTACGAAAAGGAAGTTAAAAATAATGTTTCTTTAGGTTGTGTTAGGCAACGTAAATTACACGGCTTATACAAAGAGATAAAATCACAACTAAACGCAATAGAGCGAGCGAGGGGCGACTCTTTTGGGATAGCTGTAAAAACAGATATATACGCAAAAGAATGGCAAAGTATAAGAATGAGATTTGAGATAATTGAAGCCGCAAACGAAGGCAGAAACCCAAATTGGTTTCATGCTCCTTATTTAGACGCAGCGGAGGCACAAAGGAGAAATGACTCTTATGTTGCCTAACGTTTAGTATATGGCACGTTGCCAACTACAACCTTTAAAACGAAACAAATGAAGACACTTAATAAAATACTTTTATGGAAGCCAATACAGCAATGTGCTATATACATTGTTAGGCTTTCGTTGCCCAGCCACATTGACGCTGGTAAAGAAGCAAAGAAGTACGCAAATGAAATGAATAATAAAGGCAAACACAATGGATTTCACGAACTTGATTTCTATAACGGAACTGTTTGGTTAAGAGCAGAGATTGAAGGCAATGAAGCCTAACTAATCGCTAACCTATATATTTGTTGCCACAAAAACACGTAACATGAAGACTTACACGAAAATATTAAAAGTAAGAATATCGGAACAACAGTACGAATCATTGCATATTTTAAGAAAACACAAAGTAGATGTAAGCGCATTTGTTCGTGAAGCAATAAGAGAGAAAATAGCACGAGAATGGAAGCAAATAAAAGAATTAAACAAAAATAAATTACCATTTTAATGAAAAATATAAACAAAATAATCAGAATCGTAGAAAAACACGCGGGATTCTCAATCCGAAATAAAGGACGTAAACGCGAACTTGTTGAATACAGGCAAATAGCTCAAGAACTCGCACTAAATTACACAAATTGCAGTTTAAATCAAATAGGTTACGCAACAAATCAAGACCATTCAACGGTAATTTATGCGCGTAAGCAAGTAGAGGTGTTGTTATGCAATAAGGAATTTGAGAGAAAATACAAAGAAATCGAGAAAATCGTAATCAAAGAACTAAACACGAATAACGAGAAACGCACACAAATGATTCACGACCTCGAACAAAGGATTTACGGAGCGGAACACCCTGAACATTTATCTCAAATGAGATCACGTCTCGGGCATTTACTTTACGATGAATTACAAGATTAAATTAATAACTAATAAATAAAACTATGATAATAAACGACCATTTCCAAAACTTTAAAGTTTATCAAATTCAAAAAGCTCAATTAATTATTGCGGATATTCCGTATAATTTAGGGAATAATGCTTACGCTTCAAATCCTTCTTGGTACGAGGGCGGCGACAACAAAAATGGGGAATCGAAACTTGCCGGAAAATCATTTTTTGATACAGACGAAAACTTTAAGCCAGCTGAATTTATGCACTTTTGTTCTACTATGTTAAAAAAAGAGCCTAAAGAAAAAGGACAGGCGCCATGTATGATTGTTTTTTGTGAATTTGAGCAACAATTTAGCTTAATAGAATTGGCAAAAAGATATGGATTAATGAACTATATAAATTTAGTATTTCGCAAAAACTTTTCTGCGCAAGTTTTGAAAGCAAATATGAAAGTAGTTGGTAATTGCGAGTATGCTATTCTTTTTTACAGAGATAAATTGCCAAAATTCAACAATAAAGGTAAAATGGTTTTCAATTGCATGGATTGGACAAAAGATTCAAAGTATGAAAAAATACACCCAACTCAAAAGCCTGTTGAATTACTAGAAAGACTTATAGAATTATTCACAGATGAAGGCGACATTGTGATTGACCCTGTTTGCGGAAGTGGTTCGACTGTTATTGCAGCACTAAACAAAAACCGCAAAGGTGTAGGTTTTGAGATTAAAAAAGACTTTTACAAAAAGGCAAAAGAGTGGGAAGATAAAGAGATTCTTAAAAAGAAAGAAATACAAGAACTCGGATACGCTAAAAGTGAAATCGAAAAATATTACCCTACGTTATTTTGATTCACATCACACAAAAACATGACGTAAAACATATAAAAACATGCAATCATATAGCGTATATTTTAGTTGATATACGTTATTATTTTGTATATTTGTTCATATCAAATTAATAACTAAAAAATAAAATTATGACACTTTATTCAAACTTCGAAGAGAAACACGGCGATTTTATCGAGTCAATTCTCGAATGTAAAGCGAAATCACACATTGCTTCTGAACAATTAAACAGCCTTTCGGAAGAGACAAACAAAAATCTATCAATTCAAACAACAATCAAAAAGCAATCACCCTCATGCGTAGTGAGTGAATGCTATGTTGAGGTAATAATCATGTGCGACAATTTAATATTTCACAGAATTAATGAGATAATGGGACAGCAAGGATTTGAGCTTGATGAGGAATACTCGGGAAAAATGAAATTTATTTATGAACTTTAATAATTAGGACTTATGGAAAAAATTCACTGGAAAAAAGTATTTAATTCTGATTATCTCGGGTCGTGCGACTTTGAAGGTGCAGATATTAAAGCGGTAATCAAAGATGTAAAAATTCAGAAAGTAAAAGGAACTGACGGAAAAGAACAAGAGCGAAACGTGGCGTCTTTTACTGACTCGAAATTAAAGCCTATGATTTTGAATGCAACAAACTGTAAAATTGTTCGCAAGTTTGCAAAAAGCAATTATATTAATGACTGGAGAAACATTGCAGTTCAGATATACGTAAAAGACGATATTAAGGCGTTTGGGGAAGTTACTGAAGGATTACGTATAAGAGAAGTTCAACCTTCGTTAGAGAAGCCGAAATTAAACGAGAGTAGTAAGGCGTTTCCTAATGCGATTAAATATTACAAAGAAAATCAAAATTTCGATTTGGTTGAGCAACATTATATTTTAGATAAAGAGATTAAAGAACTAATAAAATCAAAGTCAAATGAAAATAACGCCTAAATTTTACGATGTTCAACAGAACGAAGATGATTGGTACGATTTGCGAAAGGGTAAAATAACAGCTTCTATGGTCGCTGATTTGTTCGCTAAAAAAGAAACAAAAACATATCAAAATGTAATTACAAAAGTTGCATTTGAAATTGTTACTGGAAAAGTTCAAAAACAGTTTGTAAATTCTTGGATGGATTACGGACACGAAACAGAGCCAGAGGCAAGCGAGAATTATCAAGCCGAAACATTTAACGAGGTTGAAAATGGAGGGATTTGGATTGCAAATGAATGGATTGCAGCAAGTCCAGATAGGAAAATTAAAGGACAAAACGGCGGCGCTGAATTTAAATGCCCAGCAATTTCAACTTACAGAGATTATCTTGAAAGTTCAGAAAAAAAAGGACAAACATTTATTCCGAAAAATTACTTTATTCAAATTCAATTTCAAATGCTATGTACAGGATGGGATTTTATAGACTATATGCCTTATTATAGTGCCGATTTAAAACAATTACTTACACGTGTCGAGGTTTGCGAAATTACGAGAACTGAAATACTTGAAAAAGTAAATGATGCAATTATTGAAATTAAAGAACTTATTAAAAAAATAAAAAGATGAAAACACTAAAAGCACCGCAAGGTTTCAAGTTCGAAAATACCGAACAATTAGAGGGGTTACTTGTCGCTCTAATAGTCCCCGACATACCCTCGAACAAGTGGGTTAAATTCGGCGCAAATCTTGACCGTATCGGATTTTACAATGAAAACTATAAATTT